TGTGGCTTATGTTCAATCTTGGATACCAAGTTCAAATACATTATCTGTTACAAATATTGCTGGTGAGTTTATTGATGGATTAAGATTAATTGGTAAAACAAGTAATGCTCAATACATATTAACATCTTTTGATCCATTAGAAAACCCAGCACATTTAGAATCATATGATAATTTTTATCTAGCCAACACAGCAAATTCTATTATAGACTTCTCTGAAACTAATCCGTTTGGATCAATCTAATGGCCACACCAACATACAATCGTGTTATTCGTAAACTCGTAATAGGTTTTGGTAATCTATTTGATGAGGTTACACTAGTTCGATATAATCCAAATAATACAGAAGCCGAAAGGTTTATTGTACCTATCGCATATTCAGCAAAAGAGTTATATGTTCAAAGATTATTATTTGATCCTGATTTAGATAAAAAAGTTGGATTGACTTTACCTAGAATGTCTTTTGAAATGACAGGTATGATTTATGATGTGAGTAGAAAACAAAATACAAACACCAAAAATTTTACTAATACAAGTTCTGGTGTGGCTGCACAATACAATCCTGTACCTTATAATTTTGATTTCTCATTATACTTATATGTAAGGAACACAGAAGATGGTACGCAATTACTAGAACACATTATACCATTTTTTACTCCTGATTACACAATCAAATTAAATTTAATACCAGATTTAGGTGTTATAAAAGAAGTACCTGTTATATTAAATAATGTATCATCAGAAATTGATTATGAAGGTGATAGAAATAATCCAACAAGAATGATTATATGGACTTTAAACTTTACAGTTAAAGGCTTTATATTTGGTTCTTACACTACACCAAAACTTATTCGTACTTCTATTACAAATATATTAAATGATATTGCAGAATCAGATATAGTAGTATTTAACTTAGCCAACACAGGAGTAGGACTATACCAGGCTGGTGAGATTGTTTATCAAGGATATACTCCAAGTATTTCAACGGCAACGGCTAAGGTTGTAAGATTTAATTCAAGTAATAATATTTTACATTTAACAAACATTAATGGTAACTTTGTTTCTTCTTCACCTATTATAGGTACAACTACAAATTCAAATTATATATTTAATTCGTATCAAGTGCAACCACACAATTTATCCCAGATTGTTGTCACACCTACTCCAACTGATGCCAGTGCGAATGATAAATATAATTATACGACCACGATTACAGAAACATTTGATATTGATACGAATGTAATATCTGCTGTACCTTTCAATACTGATTTAATGTTAAACATATATGGTATTGATGACCTTCATACACAACAAGCAAACACAATAGATTTAGGATCTTAGAATGGCTAGAATAATTCAATTTAAAAGATATGGAGCAGCTGCGATTGCCAATACAATTGGTGCAAACGGTGAGATAATTATTGATATAACAAATAAATCCATAACTGTACACGACGGAGTAACTGCTGGAGGATTTCAGGCAATAATCGATGTTTTTGCTAGGGCTACATCAAATTTGGCTTATGCTAAAGCCAATTCAGCCAATGTTCTAGCACAAACTGCATTTGATAGAGCCAATTCAGCTAATATATTAGCGCAAGCTGCTTTTACACAAGCAAACACTTCAGCACAAACTGTTCCACAAAATGCTCAGATAACAAATTATACACTTCAATTGTCTGATGCTGGTAAACATATTTACTACACACAAAACACAAACGTAATATTGTATATTCCCACAACCTCTAATGTGGCTTTTTCTAATGGTACAACCATTATGATTGTTTCTAGAACATCGTCAAGTGCTAATGTAACTGTTTCACCAAATACAGGGGTAAGTTTGTTTCTTGCTGGTAATACAACAAGCGCTTCAAGAAATGTTACCACATATGGTGTTTCTACACTAATTAATGTTGCTGCTAATACATGGTTCATTAGTGGAACCGGAATAGTATAAAGTTTAATTTGAAAATTATATGAATAACCTTGATAAAAATTTAAGTGATGTATTTGATGTGACGCCTATTGGTGAACCAGAACCAGCACCAAAAAAACAACCTTTAACTACAAGTTATAAACAACCTGATATGGATTCCGATTTAACGGATGCCTATCAGCAATCAAAAGAAAATCTTCAAGGTATCATAGACCAAGGCCAAGAAGCCATGTATGAAATATTGGAGATTGCCAAAGCAGGCCAGCACCCAAGAGCCTTTGAAGTGTATGCCACTTTATTAAAGAACATGACTGAAGCCAATGATAGACTTTTAAGGATACAAAAAGAAATGAGAGATATTTCTGGTATCAAAAAAGAATCTACCACAACCAATATTGATAAAGCTATCTTTGTAGGTTCAACATCTGAATTGAGTAAGTTACTAAAAAGTAAAGACTAATGGCAATAAAACAAAAAGAGTCGTACCGTGATAATCCCCTACTAAAAAGGGTAGGGATTAAAGTAAGCTTCTCCGAAGAACAGGTAGAAGAATATATCAAGTGTCGAAAAGACCCACTATACTTTGCCAAATACATTAAGATTATTACACTTGATGAGGGTGTAACTGAATTCAAAATGTATGATTTTCAGGAAGAAATGATTAAGACGTTCCATGAGAATCGTTTTACTATCATGAAATGTCCTCGACAGGTTGGTAAAACCACCACAACAGTCGCCTATCTTCTCTGGACGATACTATTTCAAGACTCACAATCTGTGGCCGTTCTTGCTAACAGAGGTGAGACAGCCCGTGGTATTTTAGGTAAATTACAGTTGGCTTATGAGAATCTACCTATGTGGTTACAACAAGGTGTCGTTGAATGGAACAAAGGTCGTGTAGAATTGGAGAATGGTTCAGTCATCGTAGCATCTTCCACTTCAAGTTCAGCGGCTCGTTCTGGTTCGTTTAACATTGTATTCTTAGACGAGTTTGCTTTCGTACCATCCAATATTGCCACAGAATTCTTTACCTCAGTCTATCCAGTTATTACTGCTGGTACCAAAACAAAGATTATTATTGTTTCTACGCCTAACGGCATGAATCTATTTTATAAGATTTGGACTGATGCGGTCAATAAGAACAATAATTATACACCATTTGAAGTTCATTGGTCAATGGTGCCAGGTAGAGATGAGGCTTGGAAAGAAGAAACCATCAAGAATACTTCTGAAAGGCAGTTTAGGCAGGAGTTTGAAACAGAGTTCTTAGGTTCTTCTAATACACTCATCTCTGGCCAGAAGTTACAACAGTTGGCTTATAAACCACCTATTGCCAATCATGATAAGATGAATATCTATAAACATCCATTTAAAGGTGATGATGAATCAACCAAAGACCATCTGTATGGTATTTGGGTAGACGTATCAGAAGGTAAAAACTTAGACTGTTCTACATTCTCTGTGATTGATATCTCGACTACACCTTACGAACAAGTGGCAACCTATAGAAGTTCTTCAATTTCACCTATACTTTTTCCAACGGTCATTTATAATGCAGCCAAGTATTACAATGATGCTTACATTTTGGTTGAGATAAATAATACACCACAGGTTGCTGACATTATACACCAAGACCTTGAATATGAAAATCTATTTAAGGTGTTTACTGGTAATAAACAACCACAACAGTTATCGGCTGGGTTTGCCAGAGGAGTACAACTAGGTTTAAAAATGTCAGTTCAAGTTAAAAGAATGGGTTGTTCCAATCTAAAGACTTTAATTGAAGGTAATAAGTTAATCATCAACGATTTTGATACTATATCAGAATTAACCACCTTTGTCGCCAACAAGACATCTTTTTCGGCAGAAGCGGAAGCAAATGATGATATGGTTATGGGTTTAGTGATGTTTGCGTGGGCAACCACTCAAAAGTATTTTAAAGAAATTGTAAATCATGATATAAGAAAACAAATCCAGTTAGAAGATATGAATCAACTGGACCAAGAGATATTACCAGCACCAATTATTGAAGATGGTTTGGATCATCCTTTTGAGGTTTTCGATGGTGATGTATGGGAAGCCGCCGATGGCGGTGAAATTTATTCAAAGTTTATTCGAGATAGGGTTAGGAATCTATAAAGATAGCGTTTGATAAATATAATCATGGTATTATAACTGCCAATAACATAATAATTTAAGGAGAACACAAATGGCATTTCAAATCTCTCCAGGTGTAGCCACTTCCGAGGTCGATTTAACGACAGTAGTTCCCTCGGTACAGACTACAGCCGGTGCATTCGCAGGGTCCTTTCAATGGGGGCCTGCAGAAAAGGTAACACAAATTACAAATGAAACCGAATTAGCTTCTAGATTTGGTAAACCATCAAGCCTTACATCAGCTAATGTGTATACAAGTTTTCACACTTGTGCTTCTTTTTTAGCATATGGAAATAACCTTAAAGTAGTTAGACAAATTGCAGCTTTGTCTAATAATTCTACATCAAATTCTATAAGCGCTGGAGTACAAATAAAAAATGAAGATACTTTTCAATATTCATATTTAAATACTACTACAAATAACAATTTATATGGAGCTTTTGTTGCAAGATACGCAGGAACTTTAGGTAATTCATTAACTGTTTCTGCTTGTGATGCTGGGGCTTCTGGTGCAAATTCTTCTTTTTCAACATGGAATGTTAATGGTGTTGGAGTTTCTTCTTATTTTCCTGGTATTCCAGGAACTTCAGCTCAAGCTGCTGCAGCTGGAGCATCTAATGATGAAATACACATTGTTGTCGTAGATAGTGGTGGAGAATTTACAGGTACAAAAAATACCATATTAGAAATATTTCCATATTTGTCAAAAGCTCGTGATTCAATAGATGCTTTAGGTAATTCAAATCATTACAAAGATTACATTTTTAATAATTCAAAATATATCTATGCAATTGATCCTCCTTTATTTAATACTGTAGGTGCAACAGGCACCACTCCAGCAAATACATGGTTTAATCCTATAGCAAATACAACTAATACATCTTTTGCTACAATGAATACTACCCCAACATTAACATTGTCTGGAGGATCAGGACTTTCAGCTACCGACGCAACCAATATAACAGCATTTAGTTATTTTACAAATGCTGATGAAGTGGATATTTCTTTAGTAATAACAGGTAATTCTAGTATTCCTGTTCAACAATATGTTATTGATAATATTGTTACAAGTAGAAAAGATTGTATTGCTTTTGTTTCTCCACCTTCATCCAATGTTGTTAATCAAAGTGGAAATGAAACAACCAATATTCAAAATTGGTTAACAGCATTAGCTCGTTCATCTTCTTATGTTGTTGCTGATTGTGGTTACAAATATATGTTTGACAAGTATAATAACAACTATCAATGGATTCCATTAAATGGAGACATTGCTGGTCTATGTGTTTATACAGATGCTGTTCGTGATCCATGGTATTCACCTGCTGGTTTTAATCGTGGCAACTTAAAGAATGTTGTTAAGTTGGCATGGAATCCAAACAAAACACAACGTGATACTTTATATGCTGCTGGTGTTAATCCAGTTGGTACATTCCCAGGTCAAGGTACTGTATTGTTTGGAGATAAAACATTACAATCTAAACCATCAGCCTTTGATAGAATTAACGTTCGCAGATTGTTTATTGTGTTAGAAAAATCAATTGCTGAAGCAGCTAAGTTTTCTTTGTTTGAGTTCAATGATACTACTACACAAAATCAATTTGTTAATTTAGTAACTCCGTTCTTGGCAGACATTAAAGCACGCCGTGGCATCTATGATTATCGTGTTGTTTGTGATTCTACAAATAATACTGCTCAAGTTATTGATGCTAATCAATTTGTTGGTGATATCTACGTTAAACCTGCTCGTTCAGTAAACTTTATTCAGTTGAATTTTGTTGCTGTAAGAACTGGTGTCGATTTTACAACAATCGTTGGACAAGCTTAATAAATAATACAACGATATAGGAGAAAAAAATGGCATTCAACGTATCACAATTTAGGTCAGAACTTCAGTTTGACGGAGCTCGGCCAAATCTTTTCGAGGTGAATTTGACATTCCCAACAGCTGTACCTGGATCTGGTGATGCCGCTCGTAAAGCTTTGTTCCAAGCAAAATCTGCTCAGTTACCTGGTTCAACAATTGGTACTGTTCCATTATATTATTTTGGTCGTGAAATGAAGTTTGCTGGTAACAGAACCTTCACAGATTGGACAGTAACAATTATCAACGATGAAGATTTTACCATCCGTAATTCGATGGAACAATGGATGAATCTAATCAATGGTCACGCAGGCAACGTAAGAAACCCTGCCTTTAATACACCTTTAGGATATACAGTAAACGCAAACGTAGTGCAGTATGGTAAAGAAGGTGCTATATTAAAGAGATGTACTTTTGTTGGTATGTTCCCTGTTGATGTGGCTCCAATCGATTTAGATTGGGGTTCAAATGATTCTATTGAAGAATATTCAGTAACATTTGCATATCAATATTGGACTTCAGATTCAACAGACAACTTTTAATTTTATATTATTTTATAGAGAGGGCTCAGGTCCTCTCTTTCATGCTTTTTTGAATTGAACTAGGACAATATGGCCGCTAATAAATTTTCACTTTTTGGTTTTACGATTTCACGGAAAGAGGATGAAAACTCCCAAGCCGTGCAGCAATCTTTCACGCCTCCAGTTAATGATGACGGCGCTCTTACTATTACTTCTGCCGCTTACTATGGTACATATGTTGACCTAGACGGCTCTGCTAAAAACGAAATAGAATTAATTGGTCGTTATCGTGAAATGGCAATGCAGCCAGAGATTGAGTCTGCTATCGATGATATTATCAATGAAGCTATCTGTCA